AAATCAGTAAAGGTTGGGTTGTTTTATACTTCCCTAGATCAACACAGTAGATTCAATGTTAAACAATTCAACGTTGCAGGATTTCCAGCGGAGATAGAAGAAAAGATAAACACAGTCTGTGTTCAAGATATAAACACAGAAGCGAATTTAAAAGGAAACAAACTACCTTCCAATGGAAAATGGATTGCTTTTTCCCAAGAAAAAGGATTTAATATATATAAATTCAATGGAAAAGAATTTGTAAAAAATCAACAATTTAGAAGCACAAATACTTTAAAAATATTAAATTACCATGAAAATTTAATATTTGCAAAATCCGAAAACAAGGTAATTGTTTATGAATTTCTTGGAAACAAAACAATAAGACAAAACACGATCACTCTTCCATTGAGTGGTGATGATATTACTTCTTGTGCAGGATATGGAAACACTCTTGTTATTGCATCATCTTCCACTGGAGAAAACCACCATGTTTATAATTATGTAACAGAGTCCGATGTTCTCTCTACAATAGGCACTTGGAGATTTTATCAGACATTTAATTCCACAGTAACTGGTCTAGGAACAAACATAGAAATGAGTGAGAACTACCTTCTCTCTTATTCCACCGATAATAAAATAGTTTCTTTCAAAAAAGATCCAGACTTCGGATACCAATACCATCAAACTATAAATCCCCCTTATAGTGGTGCAAACGGATTTGGATATTCCATGAGCATTCAAAATGATAATGAAATGATTGTTGGTGCTCCATTTGGTGAAAAGAGATATATAGGAGGAAACAATCAAGGAGAGGCATTCCATTATGTTCTTTCTCCTGTAACTAAAGAATGGGTTCTCATTTCTGAAATAGGACAATATTTCAACATGGATACATTGTCTGGTGCATTTGGATATTCTGTTAAAATTGCTGGAAGACGCGCAGCAGTATCTGCTCCATTTGAGCCATTTTATTTGGATGACTATCCATTACTGGAAGTTGCAAACCAAGGAAAGGTTTATTTGTTGGAAAAAGATCAATTCGGATACTTTACAAATAGAACAATTTATTATCCCACTTCTGTTTCTTTGACGGATGCTGAGAGAAATTATGGAACACAAGTCAACATTTTTGGGGATATTCTTGCCGTTGGTGTTCCATTTTCTGAAAGTGTTGATAATGATGTAATAGAAATTTATAATTTGGGTTGCCCTGCACTCTCCGCGCCTATGTTAAGGCCGACTCCTACAGCAACACCAACTCCAACTGTAACACCAACTGTAACTACAACTTCAGGTGTAACACCAACTCCAACACCAACCTCAACTTCAGCGGAAACAGCAACACCAACTCCAACATTAACTCAAACGCCAACTTTGACACCAACACCGACATTGACGCCAAACGAGGCGGTTAAAGGAATTGTAACATTTGAAGATTTTCAAGTCCAAGGTTTCGATGGTCAAGACATGAATCCTTTTTAATTTTTTTTGAAAAAGTGAGTGATCGGATATAAATAAAAGTATATGGCCGTCGATTTTTCACAATTTTCACAAAAAACATCAGCAGTTTCCACGGATTATCTTGTGGGATACGATCAAAATGAATCTGGTGGTGAAAAGAAATTCACCCTTTCAACAATTGCAAATGCTGTGAGTGGGATTATCGCACCATCATTTGCTCAAACACCAGCATTTACTGGAACATTTAAAAACAAAATCATCAATGGTAATTTTGATATCTGGCAAAGAGGAACCTCTTTAGGATCTGGAACAGGAGCAAGATACCTTGCTGATAGATGGACAAATGGAGCAACAACAGCAACGTATGCCCCTTCTAGAGAAGCATTCACAGCTGGCCAACCAGATGTTCCAAATGAACCTGCCTTTTTCCATAGAACAGTAGTCTCTTCTGGTAATGTAGCGGGTTCCAATGCAACCCTTCACCAACACATAGAAAGTGTAAGAACTTTTGCAGGAAAAACTGTTACTCTTTCATTCTATGCAAAAACACCAACCGCACCAGAAAAGGTTGCTATTGAATTCTATCAATATTTTGGAACAGGTGGATCGTCCGCTGTTTCAATACCAGCGGGTTTATTTAATCTAACAACATCTTGGCAAAAATTTACAGTAACTGTTAATATTCCTTCTATTTCCACTAAAACAATTGGAGGTTCCAATGATGATTATCTTACTGTCTATTTCTGGTTTGATGCTGGAAACAACTTTGCAGGGAGAGCAAGTAGCATCGGATACCAATCTGGAACATTTGACATTGCTCAAGTTCAAATAGAAGAAGGTTCTGTTTCGACTCCATTTGAAATGCGCCCTATTGGAACTGAACTTGCTTCGTGTCAGAGATATTATCAAACATCTGGAACATCTGATGTTGCAAATGTTTTAAGATTTCATGGTAATGTTACATCTGGTTCGGCTTATGCGGCTAATGTTTGGTTAAAAGTTCAAATGAGAGAAGATCCCGATGTTACTTTACAAAACAATGTGGCAGTTTCATTCCCAGCAATTACTGGAACAGTTGGATCGGGAAATATAGCAATTGTAGAAACAAGAACCGCTAACAATACAGGTAACGCAACCTTCTCAAGTTTCTGGACAGCAGATGCAGAATTTTAAAATATGAAAACTTATATTGATCACGATTCTACAATTAATTTTGAAGGTCTTTGGATACAAAAAAATCCTTCCAGCAGATTCTATAGAGAATTCCTTCAAGAACTCGAAAGAGGAGAAGCAGAACTTATTCCTTATGTCCCTCCCGCTCCTACTTGGGAACAAATCAGAGATCAAAGAAATAATCTATTAACTGCTTCAGATTGGTCAATTATGAGCGATGCCGATCCAAAACCATCCAAACAATCTTGGTTGGATTACCGTCAATCACTCCGAGACATTCCTCAAACTTTTTCTTCACCAGAAGAAGTACTTTGGCCAAATAAACCAGAATAATAACATCAACATTGCCACTAAATAATTAATATGGCAATGGACTGTACAACCTCTTTACCTGTTTCTTCTTTCTACAGCAGTAACCTCAATAGCATCATGGATAGCTATGAGAGGGTAGGTCAAAGAATATGTAGGAGCCTTGGTGCTCCAATGATCAATTTGGAAGTACACGATGATCAATTAAATGAGTTTATTTCTATAGCCGCTGAAATGTTCACAAGATTTGCAGGATATACTAGGGAATATCTTGTGTTTGACAGTAATCTTTATGAAAGAGACAAGGGGATTAGACTCGATGTATTGTTCTCTCTTTCTAGGGATTTCAATGCAAGACTAGAAATAGAGAATCCAAATAAAGATATTCAAAAAGCATATACCATTGGTAAAATGGTAATTGGAGATCCAAATTCCCCTTGGATTTATCAAGTGGCGAAACAAAACAGTGTTGGAAAACCAGTTCTAGATCTTCTCAATTCATACGACTACATGATGGATAGCTATAGAAAGGTTATATCTGTAACGGATTTTGAAGAGGGTTCCACGACTGGAATCAATACGCTATTCACAATTGAACAAACTCTTGCACAACAAACATATTTCTCATATTCAATGGGGAACTATGGATTCGATCTTGTTTCTTGGAGCATTCTTAAGAATTGGTTGGAAGATAGAGAAAAGATGCTCGCATTAAGACGTGACATTCAGTTTGATGAAAGAACCCAATACATGAGAATAACACCACAACCTAAAATGGGTTCATCTCCTTCTAGATTTTGGGGTGCTGTTTCTTGTTATGTTGAAAGACCATTATCCGATATTATTAAAGAACCTTGGGTGTATCAATATGCACTCGCATTGACTAAAATTTCAATTGGAAATGTAAGAGGAAAATATACTAACACGGCCCTATTTGGTGGTGGTGTTATTAACTATAATGATTTACTATCCCAAGGTTTGAAAGAAAAAGATGCCTTGGAAGCTCAATTATACACTGGTGCATCGGCAGGGATGGGTGCAAGTGACCCAATTTTGATGTTCGTGGGGTGATTTTTTAATTATAAATAACTTATATGTTTGGTGGAAGAGTCCAGTTTGAAGGCAACTATGAACCACAAAAAGGTTTGAACGATATGTTTTCACAAATGAAAGATATTCTGAACCATCATGCTCCTCAGAAAGAACCAGAATATCTTTCAAGTGGATTACACCCCATGATTTCTGTTGATCAAGCAGCAAAGGAATTACTAGAAATGTTAAAAGGTGTTGCAATATGAAACTCACATCGATTAACAAAAAATTCCGACAAGGAATTTATAAACCAGTCAACGAGAAAAAATATAGGGGTAACGATTATCCAAGGTTTCTTTCATCTTGGGAATTGAAACTATTTCGTTGGTGTGATGCAAATAATGATGTAATTGAATGGAGTTCAGAAGGAATTGCTATACAATACCAAAATCCAGTAACGGAGAAAACTTCTGTTTATTTTCCAGATGTTGCAATAAAAATGATGGTAAATGGAGTATTAAAAAAATATCTTGTAGAAGTAAAACCACACAGACAAACAATAGATCCAAAGACAATGGATCATGGTAGAAAACGCAAGAAGACAATAATTTACGAAAGTTTAAATTACTTAAAGAATCAAGCCAAATGGGAGGCCGCTAAAAAATTTTGCCTCAAGCATAACTATGAATTTACAATTTTGACTGAAAAAGAACTTGGAATTTGAGATTAAAAATATAAATAAATAAAACATATGGCATTTAAACTATTAGTTGATCAATACGCAGATAACGAGGAATTCGAAATCATAAAAGAAGAAACCAACAATAAATCAAGACCTTCTTATTATGTAGCTGGACCTTACATGGTGTGTGAAGAGGTTAACAAGAACAAACGTGTGTATGATCGAGAGGAAATGCGTAGGGAAGTTCAACGTTATACAAGTGAAATGATTCAAGTAAAGCGTTCACTCGGAGAGCTTGGGCATTCGAGCCAGGCTGAGATTAATCTAGATAGAGCATGTCATTTAGTTACTGAATTGAGAAATGAAGGAAATACTTACATCGGAAGATCTAAAATTCTTTCCACTCCTTGCGGAATGATCGTTCAAGCATTAATCGATGATGGTGTTCGTATTGGCATGTCAACAAAGGCTCTTGGAAAACTCGCAGAGCAATATAATGGTACAAATCGTGTGAGTGACTTCAGACTAGTTGGAGTTGATTGCGTTGCTGATCCATCTTGCCCCAAAGCATTTGTTAATGGTATCCTAGAATCAAAAGAATATGTTCTTGCGGAAGATGGTTCCTTTGAAGAATCTTATGATTCATTCCAAGAACGTATTTCTAGACTTCCTAGAAAAAATGTGGAAGATTATTTGAAAGACCAAATTTTGGAATTCTTTGGTAAGATTTCTAAAGTAATGTAATTATTAGAGTTCGTAATAACTCTTTTTATTCTTGCTCAATTCAAGTTTATTGATAAACTCTTTCAATAAAATAAAGACATCATCCGTTGTCATTATTTGAGATATTTTTGACTCAACTACTCTAACCCAAGTTTCGCTGTTGTCCTCATATATATCGTGTAACATTTCATGTATTACTGTTGGTACTATTTCCCTTCTGTGATCAATTGATATATCATCACCAGAATTCCACATACCCCTAGTACGGTTCATTTTTTTTAATTTAAAAAAACCAACTGGTTTCTTTTTAATTTTTTTTACAATATCTTTGAAAATAGATCGTAACATATTTTCATCCATTTCTTTTGGATTGAAATTTTTATCCATCTTCATCAAAGTATTTATACAGGAAAATGTGTAATTGTCAATGCCTAAAAAAATGGAATAATTTTGATAAATAGTTTAACTCAATATCATGGATTTTTCCGCGAATCATTTTACACCGATCATTGTCGCTCTTATCACTGGCATCGTATCTCCATTGTGTCTACAAATTTTTCAAAATATACAAAATAAGAAAAATGAAAAAAAGAAACAGAGTCTAAACAAACAACATACCATAGAAAATGGAGAACTTATACTTTCGAAATTGGAATCTATAAGGGAAAAATTTAAATGTGACAGAGTATGGATAGCTGAATTTCACAACGGAACAAAGACATATTCAGGAAAGAGTTTTCAAAAATTTTCAATAACATATGAAGTTGTTAGCCAAGGAATAGCAACAGAAGCGATCAATACACAAAGCATTCCAACATCAATATTTTCCCCATTCTTTAAAAAATTAATAGAAGAATATTATTGCCTAATAGAAGACATCAATAACCCTAATGATCCAATATGTGTATCAATGAAAAGCTTTTGGGAAAACAGGGGAATATCAAGTTTCATTGCAATATCAATCAAAGACATAAGAAATAATTTTGTAGGGTTTCTTTGTTTAGATGGGGTAATAAATGACCTCAATATATCAAATGATGATATACAAAAATTAATAGTTAATGCATCTAATTTTGCTGGATATTTGGAAACGGAAACATGATTATAATTACCTCAACCATTTTATCTTATATTTTTGGATGCCTAATAGGTAAAAAATTGTTGAGTTTGTTTTTCACATATAAAGATTATATAAAATCTCTTGACATATAGTTTCTTTTAGTAAATATTACCATACACACTTTCAACAGAAAGGAGACACACATACACATGAACAAAAACGCATACGAAATCCGTTTGGAACTTCTTCAAATGGCACATAGCGATGAATACAACAAGTATCATCACAAGCTCGATACAATTCGTAATGATAAAGGTTTCTTGGATAATGTTGATGCAATTGATGCATTAACACCAAAGACATCCGATATTATTGCAAGAGCAGAAGAACTGTACAAGTTTATTTCTGAAAAGTAATTATAACTTGAACAAATATAAAAACCTCTTGGGCATTAAAAACTCAAGGGGTTTTTTTCTTTTTCAATACGCAATTTGGAACCATCTTCTTTCTTTTTTTCTTCATACCAACTTGTTTATAGTTTTTCCAACAAGTTTCTTTTAAAATATTTTCTATGTGTTTATCGAATCGCATATTTTATTATATATTTAGGAATTATAAATAAATAATTTAATAATGTTTACCTTTAGAAATTTTTTAGTAGAGAAAATAGTAGGTAATGCTGGATGGGTTTATCATAGGACACACGATAATCCGGAGAAATCCGATATTGTTACACAAGGTATAAAACCATCCACAAATTCAAGTGCTATGTATGGTAGGGGTTTGTATTGTTGTTATGACCTAGATCAGCAACTAAAACCAAACTTTGTTCTGAATAAAAAACAGAAGTCCATGAATTATAATAGTTTTGGTTATAATGAAGCGGTTCTTATTAGGTATAGGGAAAGATATAGTCCAGAGGAAATTGTTGATATGGGATTAAAGGAATTGGAATTCAAAAGATATGGAAGCGTATCT